GGAGGGGGAGGTAGATCCCACCTCTAAGGGGATCGGGGGTGTATGGGGGTTATTGATATAACCAAATTATATATGGTAAAGTTATTAACAAGTTAGGGGTGGGTTTATATAATATAAAGCAGGCTGGAGTATACTCGGTCCCCTCTCGGTTACAAACTTGTTGCTAAGTTACGGCGAAAAAAGATGGGATCCAAATTTTATATGAATTATTTTATGTGTATATTTATCTGATAAGATGAACACAGAAAAGTTAGATAAGTTAGTCGATCAGATCTTCTCAGAGATGGGAAAGATAGAAGAAGGAGAGAAGATATATATTGGTCTTTTGGATGAGAGTGGTGAATTAATTTGTTATGGATTGACAGAATCTTTTATAGTAACCCACAATGTTCCCCACCTCAATACGTTAGAAAATATTATGGATCCCGAATCTTTTAAATATATTATGGATCAGGTGGGAAATAGGTTATATAAGTTATACACATATTATCCAACAAAAAAAAATGTTTCATATTATCAACCTGATGGTAGTAATTATTTATATGGAATAAATCAAGAGTGATTACCCAACACATGAAAAAAGATAAGTTAGATAAACTCGTTGATACAATCCTCCAAGAGATGGGAGAGATTAAAGAATCTTATGGACAAGATATGTATAACCAAAGACAAGAACTTATCTCGGTTAAAAGATTTGATTATTTGATACTCACCAAAAATGTCCCACTTATAGAAATGCTCCAAACCGCAATGGATCAAGAATCATTTAACTATGTTATAAATAGAGTGGGGAACTATGTCTCAGGAAAATACAAATACCAAGAACCCGTGAAATTTAAAAAGGAATTCGAAGATCTTTATTTCTTTGAGTATGTATGATCATGAACAAAGATAAATTAAATAAACTTGCCGAATATATCTTTGAGGAAAATATCCCAAAACAAGTAGTTTCCCACCATAAAGATAATCTTGTATATTCTTTTGTGGATGAGAATAACAATATCATCTTTACCTCACAAAATTTTGGGAAGGGTCTTATCTTCTACTATGATTCCCCCGATCAGTCAGTTATTAAAAACTCCATCTCTGAAGAAGACCTTATATCTCTCCACCTCGAACTTGCTAAAATGTATTTGGATTATTATGATATTAAAGATCATAATATAAATAGAAACTATGAGTTTGTTCCTACCCCTGAAGGAAGACTTAGTAGTGATCCAATATGGTTTAGGGAAAAAATTTAACACAAAAAACTTGATTTTGTCAAAATGTCAGTCGTGATCTCGCGATGGGATAATCCCACCCCCCTATGTTGTTCTCCCATTTCTTCCCACCTTCTCCCACCATTTTTGTTGTTCTTGATAGTAAGAAGTGAAAAAATCCCCTCTCCTGATAGTGCCAGCAAGGAAAAATTACATAGTATAAAATTACAGCAAAAAAGAGAACGACCCCTTCTGAAGGGGGTGAGAACGAAGTTCCTTTAAATTCCCCCAACTTTATACCCCTTCATTTAGATCTCAACAGACATTCTGACATAAAATGGTGGGTTAAAAAATGAAGATTATACAACGTTTCACGGGGAACATTTTCATATGGTCTTTAGACCAATACTATAGTTACGGATGAGAAACATGGTTATGGACACTCCACATAAAACGTGGTTTACCACATCTCTTTGTGTGTCCCTACACTTATCTTCTTCAGGGTGGGAACTTCAGGGGGAGGGGTGGGAATTAATAATAATATGAACGGAACATAACGGAACGAAGTGGAGTGGTTCACGTTAGTGAAATGTGGAGTGAATAATATTATTAATTCATCACCATTAATACCTTATCACTCTTACTTTTAATCCCTTATTATTTGCAATATCTATCATATGTTTTGTTCCCTTTGATTGTCCGTCCCAAAACGAAATGAGTCCATCGGCATAATCTCCCATCTCTTGATTTCTTAAGTATCCCGCCTTCTTTCCATACTCATCCCATTTAGCTGGAAATTTTTTTACTTCGTAACCTTTATCCTGTGCGTACCTTTCTCCGAGTGTGTCCGCCCCGCCCGCTGTTCCTGATACAATCTCTATGTTGTTTTGATTAATTAATATCTTATCACAGACTTCTTTTAGTCTATTATAGTCTTTGAAATCTCTCCCACCTGCAATGATCACTTTCATACATGAAAGATAATAAAATTTACCTATCGATTCAATATCTTATTTAACTCTTACATTCCATACACCTTGTTGTGCATTTACTGAAGTATATCTTGGATCGATTTTAGTTGCTAAAAATTCTCTAAAGTTATCAATACCATAATTCTCAAAACCTCCTCTTGAGATCATATTAAAATTATTTGTTGATAAAGCTGTTGATATTAATCTATTTAGTTCTGTTGCGTTTTTAGCATTTTTTATTTTACTAAAGTCAACATTTGAAGTATCTAAGTTATTAGTTCCAAATTCTTCTCCCGATCTTAATTGTCTTGCAGGTATAGAAGGTTTTGGTTTATTATTTGGTGTAGGTTCAAATAAGTCGGGGACATTGTCGGGTTTGTAAGCACCTCCGCTGTTTGGGTTATAAGCTGCTCGATATTCATCAACACTTAAACCCTTAGCTGGATCTATCGCAGTGCTAAGTTCATATCTATAATGAATTGCAGGTGTAATCGCTTTATCTCCATCTATTTTACCTCCTTTTTTATATCCACTTATTGCTGATTGTATATCTTGTAATAATTGATTTGTTTGGTTGTTTTTTATAACATCGGGTGGAATGTATATTGTCGCACCACCTTTACCCCACTGAACACCACCCATATTTACATTAACACCTACTTTCGCGTTAAAACCCCATTTACTCGCAAGTGGTTTCAAAGCTTGGTATAATTCCGCCGAGTCATAAACATCTTCTCCGAAAACGTGAAACTTCCATCCACTCATTGTTGTAGGTTCTTTTCCAAAAGTTTTCCATTTTATATCTGAAAAAACATCAGTTAAATCTAACCTTCTTAATAATTCGGATTGTTCGTTAGGTGGGAGATCAATAAGCTTCTTAAATACACGACCTGAAGCCGCGACATTTGATGCCGCCTTTGCAGGTACTGGCTGATTCGAAAATTTAATGAAGTCGTCTCTTAACCCACCTTGTCTTGTGATATATTGCTCAACAGGTACTCCATTGATCAATTCACCCGCTTTAATTTCACCTGTTTCTAACATTCTAAATAAACTCTCCATTGAATTAACTTTAGCCGTTGCCTCTCTAACATTATCCCCCATAGCTTGGATAAACTTTGTTCTGTTTTGAGCTAAAAATTGTGTAAAATCTGCAACTCTAGTAAAGTTAGGTAATTCAAAACTACCTAACTTTCTTTGTTCAAATAGATTTAATAATTGACTTTCTTTGATGATGTATTTCATGCTTGTTGTTTCTCTCTGAGGAATTCATTAAGTTTAGAGTAATCTAAAGAATTTAGATCTTTCATATCTTGTTTATATAATTCAGTCTGATATTGAGGTGGAACAGGAGTACCAGGTTTCCATCCTGCCTTTAACGCTTTATTCATTAAAACATTATCCTTTTCAGATTTGTTCGACAAGAACCATTTTTGTGCCGATTTAAACGATGCACCTGTTGCCGCTTCATACGTTGCTCGATATAATGCAGTTAAACCTTCAGCCTTACCCACTTCTGTGGCAACTTTAGCCGTTCCACTTCCAACATTGATCCCACCTTGAATTAATTTTTGGGTTGCAACTTCGGATAAACCAGCACCTGTAAGTTTACCACCTAACCAATTTTTGAATCTCTGTCCCATAGTATCTGCGTTTTTAGTGTAAAAATCATAAACTGCCTTTTCAGCCCGACTCAAGAATTCCTTATTTATAATTTTATTAGCTAGAGTTTTAGCAAATTTACTATCTATTTTTAAAGCATTTCCCGCAACTCTAAGTGAGGGTCCCCAATAGGGGATAGTTTCAAAAAATAAAGCAAGACCTGCGTTAAAATTATCACCTTCTTTAAAATAAATCGCAGCGTCTATTGTCCCCAAAACCGCTGAAATTGCAGGTCCTATTACTGGCATAAAACCCGCGACCAAAGACAAAATAGGTAATCCTTGGTGAGGGTTTTCTACTACAAATTTAGTAGCATCAGCCAAATTTATAGAACCCATAGGATCTTGACCTTTAAGTGTTGCTGTTGGGGAACCAAAGGAATAAAATTGCTCACTTAATAAACCATGTTGAAAAAGTATGTTATTTTTTTCAATATTTGTAAGATTCAAATTGATTTTCATATCTGCATTAATATCAGATAAATATATTGTAAGTTTCATATTAGTAAAATTTACAAGTATACTCAATCCTATATATTTGATATATCAAGAATGATTACATGAAAAAGTTTATACTACTATTACTACTTGGGTTTATATCTCTCCCATCTTTTACACAAGAAGAAGAATGCGGTACATTTACGTCTAAAAGAGAATTTAATTCACAATCAAGAAAATCATCCCGTATGTTAAAACGAGGATCTGATCCTATTGAACATAAAGAAATACCTGTTGTGTTTCATGTATTATATGATGATCAGTTGGTAAATGTTTCCGATTCGGCTTTGTATGTTGCACTCAATGATTTGAATATCAAATTCAACAAGTCAAAATTCAGATTTGTGTTGGTATCTATAAACAGAAAACCTCTTAGTGATTTTTCATGGTATCAAGAATATATGACCGAATCCACAAACAGTACTAAGATCCCATCTATGAGATCACCTGGATCTTCCAAACTTTTTGAAATTGCGGAAACCATGAGTGTAAATCCAAGAACTACTCTCAATATTTTTGTTCAACCAAAGTTATATGGTGCCTTAGGATTTTCTTTTATCCCACCCTATGGACAAACATCCGTAAGTCCTTCACCCAAACCACCCGATGGTGTGTGGATAAGAACTTCTACCTTTACCACAAATTCATCTTCATATAATAGAAACGCAACGTTAATTCATGAGATCGGTCATTATCTCGGATTGTACCATACCTTTAACGGATCCTTCTCTTGTGAAAACTTTGGTATGAATTGTGCAACCACAGGTGATCTTGTATGTGACACCCCACCTTTTAAACAATCGAGTCCAAGAATAGACTGCACACCCGCTTGTAATATAATAATATTGGAATCCGATCCTTGGGCTGGATATGTACAAGATAATCATATGGACTATCTCGGAAGTAATTGTAGAAGAAGTTTTACAAACGGTCAGATAACACGAATGCATAACTATGTGTCAGAAAATAGAAAAGATGTCTATAGAACTTTATCACTTCCCTGTCTTTTGGATCTCGATAAAGATGGTCTTGTAACCTCAAAAGATTTTCTTATATACCTATCTTGTCACGGCACAACAATAGAAAAAGGGGAGTGTTATAAATGTGATATCGATGGTGACGGACTTGTTGGGTCTCAGGATTTTTTGGTATTCTTAACAGGTATCGGTCAGGTCTGTGGTGACTGATCATCCGATACCAACCCTCTACCTTCTACCCAACGTTGGTTGTTAATCTTTTTATTACCTCGTAAAGCCTTTTGAATTTCTTTCATGTTATCTACCCATATCGAAGTTATTGCAGAATATTCAATATTAGGGAATTTCTTCATTACATTCTCAATTAAAGATACTATTATTTTATTATCTCGAAAATTAAATAGTCTTTTGATATCTTGAAACATTTCTTCATTATAAAATAGTGCCCCCGACCGTCTCGCTTCAAAAATCCATTCTTCCTTAGTAGGATTTATCAAATACAATTCAGTATCATCATCAATTAAGAACCATTCAGAATTTTTGAGATAAATTTCTTCAAAATAATCATTTACAGCTGATAGTAATTTCTCTTCACGATTTGATGATTCATTTAAACTATTTGATTTGATTGGTTTTCCCTTTTCAATAACATCTCCTACTACATATATTTGGGGAATACTCCAAGCGGTCATCATTAAATTTGTTTTGATATCTATTGACTTATAAATCCATTCTGACAACACTTTATCGAAGAAATCTACTTTTTCTTTAGAAATAAGTCTTGGTATAGTAATTTGATTGATATTGTAAAATACATTTAATTCACTCCTTACTTCAATAAACCAAGTTTTAGTCTTGGGGTTGATCAACCATTTACTACCCTTACTATCAAATTGTTTCATAAGTTCTTCTGTCTCCTCATACCAAATAGAACCATCAGTCACCTCATCAAGTTGCGTGGTGATTAAATCATATAACTTTTGATCTTTTTTATCCGTAATTTCCATAAAAAAACCTTATATATTATTAAATATCTATAATAATAGATTCCCTCAAAAATAATAAAAAGGGTGTTAGAAAACTCCCAAATAACTCCAATATTTTTTTTGACTTACTTAAAGTTGATCGATCAGTCCTGTTTCTTATAGGGAACTCCTATACTTAAAATTTCTTTAACAGTTTCAATCTGATCTGAATCGTAGTCCAAACAAAGTGTTGGTCTAATTCCCGTTTGAGAATATACCCAATCCATCGTTGCATCCATCAAGACATCTTCTTTAGATTTAGGTATCAGTAATAATATATCAAATTCTTTTTTATTCATGTAAAGAACATCTCTATCAGGTCTAACTTCGAACAACCAAATTTTATTTTTATCATCAATCAACCAAATTCCTGTTGGACCTGGAAATGGTTTTTCTTCTGTGTCTGTGATCCATGTTAGACCCTTCGCTCTTTTTTGTAATTCATCCAAAAAAAGTTTGATTAATTTTTCGTCGTTTGATTTGGTTGATCTCATAAAAGATTTCTTTATTATTAAATATCTTATCAAGAGTTATATTTATCATAAAATAGAAATAATATGGTTTCCTCTGAAGGGTTTACTAAACTATTTAATTCGTTGGTATTCGATGGGACAAGTTTTACTTGTGATGTTGTTCCAATACCGAATCAAAAATCAGTATTGGTAATAAATTATAAACTATCTAACCATTTTGAATGTTTGGGTGGGACTGATACTGAAAATTACGGGGGGATAGATGAGGTTGATTTATTATCTGAGTTGGGTGGTGCCGTTTCATATTTATCAACTTCTTTGTACAAAGCAATTGATTTAAATTTTGTATATTGTATTCAAGACCCTGAAAATTATAAGGTTATATCATCTAAAGCGGAAGAAAGTTTGAATACGTTAAAAATGAATGAAGGTTGTAAAACACAAATCCATGTTTCCACAAGATCGTATGATGAGGGTGGTAGTTATGTCTATGGATTATCAAGAAGAAGTTGGTCAGAAAGTGGTCCTGTAATCAAATCTTATTATGAAAAAAAGTATGGTAAAAATAATTTTTTATTCGTACCTCGACTAATGTTCAAGGGTGACTTGGAAACGAATAAAGAGTGTGATCTAAATATATTGTATGACCACCTACAAGAAGTTTTCCCTGACTTTGATAAAATGAGTTGGGAAACTTCACTCATAAAGACTTAAAAAAGTCAAAAGGTCTTCTGAATTAATAAAGTTGTTTTTGTCGAAATCCCACCTAGAATGTTGGCTTTGATAAAAGTATGGATCATGTGGGGGATAAAATTCATAAAAGACATCCCAATAATCAGGACAACCACCACATTCACACCATTCTGTTAAATCAACAAATTCCAACAACCCATATTCTTCTCTCTGATAAACCGTTCCGAATCGTTTATCTGTAACTTCTAATCTAACTCTCACAACTCCTTCACAAGGTAATACATTAACTAAAGGGTTCAGGACAAGGTTCTGATCGGTTGAAACTAATTTGTCGTTTATATACCACTTATACGAGCAATCAAGGGTTGGTTCAGTAAGATTGTCAAACAAAGAATTTGTCTGAGCAGAAGAAATATCCTGATAATAGTTCATAAAGGCTGGTGTTATATCGGGAACTTTCTCACCATAAACCGCAAGGAAGTCCAATAAATCTTTTGAATTGAATTGTTGGGATTTGGTACCCTTTAATTGAACTATTTGTTCTTCTGTAATGGTTGGTTCAACCGCTTGGATCATTTCAATATCTTTATCTTGATTACAAGAAATAAAGATCAAAGCTAAAAGTAAATAATTTCTCATAAAGAAATTATAACTTAATCTAATTTTTTTTAAATGTTATTTTCTTTTTCGAGATCTATGATTTTTTGAATCATGTCTGTTCTACCTTGAGTCCATCCACGATAAAAAGATCTCCAATCATCAGAATCAGAGTATTTGAATTCATTTCGGACATCACCAATGAGACCCTGACCATCGGTGATGATCAGAGTCCTCATCTTTATATACATCTCTTTCCAATTAACTTCTTGTTCCATATCATATAATCCATTTTCTGAATCAATATCCATCATCTCAATAAGTAGTTTTTTTTGATTTTCTTTTTCAGGATTCATTTTGAGTTAATTAATGATAATTCCAAAAGTAATCATAACCAATAAACAAATGAAGAACGCTTTCCACAGTTCTTTGTAATTTCTGTTACTTTCCATTTTATCTATCCTTGAGTCTTTTGAACACATTCAACAACTCTGGATTATTCTTAATCCTGTTCATCAGTGAATCCATCTTTTCTCTCAAAAAGTTGTGGTAATCTTTTTCACTTTTGAATCCATTATTTTGCCAATCTTTTTGAGGTTTCATATCTTCAGTGTTTAAAAGATAAATATACGAAATTACTTCGGTAAATCCAAATCTTTAGTGTTATGTATTTTCCTAATCCGATTGAACAACTCTTCCAATTCTTCTACACTATCCACAGACCATCCTTCAGTCCTAAGGACAAAAAATCCCCCTTCATCACCAACCACCTCATAATCAATAGTGATTTCCTCAAATTCACTTGTAGTCCCTTCAGTGTTTCCTTCTTGAGTGAAGACGAAACTTGCTTTGGTTAATTCGGGTTTCATTTCTCTTTGGTGTTAAAGATTCTCAATCTCTTATTTTACTTCATCCTCATCGTCGTCTTGGAACTGATCCAAAAATTCTTTAGCTCCCTTATGCAAATCATCAAACGTAAAGTATCTGTGTCCAGAAGGCCCATATGGTAGCGCTCCATAGTCGCGGATATGCATCAGATACTGGGCCATCATTTCCTTCATGTCAGCTTTTGTCATCACTGTTGTTATTTTTTGTTGGTGTTAAAGGTTTCTTCAAATACTTCATCAGGACCAAGAAAGTCGTTGACTCGTACACAGGTAGCCGCTAACTGACACATTACTTCTTTTTCTTTCTCAAGCATTTCCATAAGGATAGCATTCCAAGCAAATCTGTTTTTGTCTGCTTCCCATAGTTTTTCGTACAACTCTTTTACTGGTGTTTTCATTTCTCTTTGGTGTTGAAGGTTTCGTTGTAGTATTGTTCTCCTGATATTTCTGTCTTGTACTTATCCCCTATCTCATAAGCGTTTATAATCACCTCTTTCTCTTTCTGAATCAATGATTTTTTATTGTTCCTAATGTAGTCCAAGATTGCCATAGCGACTCTATGATCAGAGTCGAACATGCGTGTCAAATCTGATTCCAATTTAATAAGTTCTTGTAGAGGTGTCATGTAAATATCAATCGAGTTATTGTGTGGTAAATATACGAAAAAAAACATAGAAAAACAAAAACTCCTCTTGGTTTAAGAGGAGTTTTATTTGATCACGCTTCGGCCATTTGTGGAGAAGTCTCTAATAATTCAAGTTCGATGTTAAATCGAACATGTTCTCCGATCAAGAGACCTCCTGTCTCCATAACCGAGTTGTAGGTGAGTCCGTAGTCTGTTCTGTTGATTTTACCTTGAAGTTCAAATCCGTGTTTTGAATTACCCCAAGGGTCTTTCTGAGAACCGTAGTATTCCATAGTGAGAGTCATTGGATGTGTAACACCTTTAATGGTAAGATCTCCGACCAAATTTCCATCGTTAGCGTCGAATACATTCGAAACAAAATCGATGGTTGGATATTCATCCGAGTTGAAGAAATCTCCCGACGCAAGGTGAGCATCTCGATCAATATTTGAGGTGTCAATACTTGAGACTTTGGCCGAGAATTTTACCTGGAGTTTGTCGATGGAATCTCCAATGATTTCTACATCATAATTTTTGAAAGTACCTTTTACCGATGAAATACCGAGATGGCGTACTTTGAATCCAATTTCAGAATGACTCTGATCTACTGTGAAAGTGTTCATTTTTTTTTGGGTTTTAAAATATTTGTTTTATCTTTGAGGTATGAAAAATAACCTGAAATTTATGTGGGTCATTTACATACCCCTAATTTTAATTCTTACTTTGTGTATTGTCAAATGGTTGAGCGAACCTGAACCAAAAATTATTATCCCAAAACAACAAAACCCCACTTCTCAGTGGGGTTTCTGATTACAATACCTCTTTGTTTTGTTTTTCTTTGAACTTGGTGATCCATCCGAAGATGATTTGATACCACATCACAAGGAGCCAACCAACAAAAAGGGTAATACCCGCGAGATAGGCGTATTCAAAAACAGGTGAATTCACAATAAGAATTGTGACAGCAACAAAAGCCAAGATAACCAAAGCGGTCAAGAGGTGAACTGAAAGATTTTTCATGGATTAATGATTAATACCCAAAGATAATCATTTGGTCGTAATAAAACAAATAAAGTTATTAACCAAGATTGTAAAAGAAATCATCAGAATCTGCCGCCCATTTTGTTCCATCTTCACACTTAAACTCGTGTGTTGAAACTTTAAAGTCAGGTGTAGTAATTCCTTTCGGTGTTAAAGATTGATCAAAGAAAAGAACTCTGTTATTTGGTTGAGCACAGAACTGTCCGTTGTCGAGTTTGATAATGTTAAAGGACTTATGTTCGTTTGGTGTTTCAGACAAAGAAACATTTAATTCGTTTGGATCTGAATGACAAGAGTCTATGGTAAAGAGGTATTCCCCTTTATAAAACTTCTTGTCTTTCATAAAGACCTGACACTTTAATCCGCTCAAAGTTGTTTTTTCGATAACACTTATATTGTAAGAAAAAGCATCCCATATCTCCAAAAAATCTAAGGGAAGTTGTTCTTCTCCAAGATCAGTTTTCCATACATATGCTGAGATCGGAAGTTTATCATATAAAGCTCCGTAATTTACTAATAGAGATTCAATATACAGAGCTTTTCCTTTGATAGATTTTACTGAAACCCAATAACAAGGTTCAAATTCACCAAACCCTTTTTGAAAATCATAAAGATATTCTTTTCTAATATAACACTGAATGGGAGGTAAGTTAGCTACTAGATATGACATATCTATAATTATCCATCAATCCACAATTCAAGAAGGTCGATGATCCCTTGAATTAAATAAAATAATCCAATCAACATAAGTCCATAATGTTCCCACCCATTATCATCGTTGTTTGTAAAATCGGATATGATAGTCGGAACCGCGGAAGCAATAATCAAAATCGACATAATGATTTTGAGTATCTTACTTTTTATAATTTGTTTAAGTATTTTCAATTTGGATTATATAACCCTGCAAATTTGTATGTTTTAGAATCATGGGGGAAATCTAAACCTGGATAAATCACTTCTTCAAAAAAAACCTTAACCAATTTGTCTCCCGATTCAGGAGGTAACATGAAATATAATGAAAAATATTTAGTTAAAAATATCTCTCGAGTGAAGAAGAAATAAATAGCAATGACTTCTTTATCTAAGATAACTTTTTGATAATGACGAGCGTTTTCAATTCGTAATTCACCCGAATTCAAATACTCAATTAAAATTAATCTTAATTTGTCTTCAATATTCATAACAAATAAATATCAATCCTCCATGAATGTTCTTGTAACTTTGGTTGGTGTAGAACTTTCGATTGATTTTTTCAACTGATCTCTCTTCTTACACATGTCAACAAATTCAGGATTAAGGATAGTATAACCCTGATTCCTCATGTCTTCCAAAGTTTGAAGAATTTTTTGGTATTCGGAATTTGCATGAATCATATTACAAAGATACTCACAAAATTCTAATTTTCCTATTAAGATGTTCTTCTGTTACTAATTTTGTTGGTGTTAGTTTCAAAAGTTTAATAGGAAAACTAAGTGCAGTATCTGTATTTCGTAATGGTTTCTCTCCTTTGAGTGATTTTATCGAGTTAATAAGTTTGAATCCCTCCATAAATTTTAACTTAAGTAAATTTTTCAAATATATAATCACAGGTTTTGAATAATTACCATCGGGTCTACCATAATATTCACCTTCCATAATATTATCCAAATCGAAGTTGTTGTCCACATACATTTGGAATCCTTGTGGTTCGATAAGTGTATGGTCTTTCTTTTTTATATCGATGTATGTTTTTAGTGATCTACTGAATAATATCTCATCGGATTCCACCACAATCATAACCTCGAAATCATTTCTGAATTTTTTCCAATTTGAGTCCATGTATGTTATCAAACCCAACTCATTTCTTTCCTCTTCATGAAATCTAATTACCGTCGTTTTTGGTAATCCAACCAAATTCATATTCCCTTGTTCCGAGATATCCCATACTTGGATTCTGTCTACTATATCTGAGTAGTAATTTATAAAACTCTCCTTTATTGGAGATTCATCTCTGTTAAATGTAATAAGTAAAACCATCTTGTTATTTTATTTACTATAAACCAACCTCTTCACCTCTTTTGGTTTTTCTATAGGTTCGGGTGTTGGTTGTTTAATTCCGTCAAAATAATCATAAACCGATATTTGACCCTTGTCAACAATTAAAGCAGTACAAGATTCACACCAATCTCCCGAATTAAAATAAAATTCACTAGCTTTAGGTTCGTGGATGTGTCCACAGACAATTCCATCATAACCCTTCTTCTTCGCATATTCCACAGCGTTTTCTTCAAACTGATTAATAAACTCTGTGGCTTTTTTTACGTTTTTCTTTATCTTCTTAGCATAAGAAAAATACTCAAGACCTTTCTTTTTTCGTCTGTTGTTAATGATCCTGTTAAAATATAAGGCCAGTTCATAACCTATAGACCCAAGAATACTTATAAATCTAAATTTATTAACAAAGATATCCAAGATATCTCCGTGAATAACTAAAAGTTTTTTATCATCGAGATTGATTTCATATTCGTTAACAAAATCTATGTTTACCAACTCCATAGGTACTAATTTCCTCAAAAAGTCGTCGTGGTTCCCAACCACCCAAACTACTTTGGTTCCTTTCTCCGCAATTTTAATAATCTTACGTAAGATTCTTAAATGTTCAGGTCTCCACGTTCCTCTCCTTGTTAAAGCCCAACCATCGATTATGTCCCCATTTAATATTAATTCTTTCGTAGTGAAGGAATCGAAAAACTTGTTGATTTCTTCGTACATACATGAAGCTGATCCCAAGTGTATGTCGGAAATAATTACTTTGTCATAGATATTTTTTGTCATTTGGTTGAACCATATGACATAAATATCAATCCTTGAAATATTGTGATAAGATGATCAAAAAAACCAAAGGCCATAATAATGTTATGAATAAAATCCATATAAAAATACCAGTCCCACCCATATCACTTAAACTCTCATTAGGTGTGAAGTGAGTTAGTAACAAAGTAATCATAATTCCGATTATAAAATATAAGGCAAGATATGTCATGTAGTATTTACATTTTACATAATAATAATATTTTAAGATCATATATTCAATGTTTCATTCCCTTTTTTTTATCGATTGAATATAAAAAAACCTCTCGATGGAGAGGTTTATTTTTTTCATAGATTTTCGATGAAATATTCTTCAGGGGTTTTGAATTCATCAATACAGAAGTCATGATAATATTCAAGGTCTTGTAACTTACAGATATCCAAGTTATATTCTACATCATGACCCAACCGATCATCAATATGTTCAATGATTGGAGTACGTTGCAATACTTTTCCAATCGCATTGATTATATCGATATTTGTTCGTTGATATTCTGAACCGATATTCACGATTTCATTCAAACAACTTTCACTCCGAACAAGTTGGTAGATTACATTGACGTTATCCTCAACCGAAATCCAAACCCTTTTCTGATCACCATTCCCATAAACAGGGATTGGTTCATCGGATTTAATACAATCAATTACTTTTGGAATGAATTTTTCTTGATGTTGAAGTCCCCCGAAGTTGTTACATGATCTTGTAATAAGATAAGGTAATCCATATGTTCTATGTGCAGATTTCACCAAAAGGTCTGCACCTGCCTTAGTTGAAGAATAATACGAACTTGGATTCAACCGATCATTTTCTGTGGAACAAAATTCATCTTTCACATCACCATATACTTCATCAGTTGAAATTTGAACAAACTTCTTGAGGATTTTAGATTGTTTTGCTACTTCCAAAAGGTTAAAAACACCTTCGTAGTTTGAACGGATAAAAGGTTTTCCATCAATAATCGAATTATCAACATGGGTTTCAGCTGCGAAATTTACGAGGTAATCAAAGTCACCAACCATTTCATAGGTGAGATTACAGATGTCTTCAGTAATAAACTGAACCCGTTCATCTCTTAAGATAGGTATTGGAACTCTCGCTTGGTCTGCAGCGTAGGTTTGTTTATCCACAACAATAATTTCTGTAAATTGGTTTTCCACATAAACCTTTTTCAAAAACTCGGATCCGATGAATCCCCAAGCGCCAGTGATAATATATTTCATGTTTTTTGAATTATGACCTTTCAATTACGATTTTTTCACCTTCACCGATTTCTACGATTAGGTTGTCAATTCCGTCTTCCAAAAATAGACCAAACAAATCCAATTCGTCAAGCTCCGAAAGCTTAATTTGTAAAGTTGGTTTTACTTTTTTAGTGAGGGTCATAAATCCTTCAGTTGTTTTTTCCTCTTCCTTATTTTCACGATCTTGTTCTTTGGTAGGTGTTCCTCGTTCAGGATAATGATAGTTTTTGATAATTTCATAAGGATCTGAAAATTCATTCTCGTCATACATCCGAGTTGATTTGGTTCGAAGACCACTAATTTGTCCAATACCATCACCACAGATATCACCCCAAAGGGAAAGAATGAAGTTAACATCTTGAACGGTAACCCTTTGATCCAAATTAATATCCCCTCGTTCATATCCACATTCAACACATCCCATATTAGACAAAATCACCAAAAGATCCGAAGTACCAACCGCTCCATCACCATTTAGATCCCCCAAACAAAAAGGAGTTGCGGTTTCTTCAGTGTAAAGTTCATACCTTTGAAAATCCAACATTCTATGCATCCTTTCTATCTGACCTGGTGTGAAAACATCTCGGCATTGTTCAGGACAATAGTCCATATGGTTATTCGCTCTGAATTGAACGGTACCATCATACATAGTTTCAGGACAAAAGAAACCAGGTACACCAGGACATCCACGACTCATTTTTGTTGGTGGGGTGTCACAAACATAATCACCTTCGTATTCACATCCGATGTTGGAATCTTGTTGTCCACAAAATTCTGTTTCATTAAAAGTATGAAACAAACCACAATAATGACCCATCTCATGAGAAAGGGTTTCATTCTCACGAAGAGTCGGAGCAAGATGTGGCCAATCTCCAAAACCAAAAGAATTTGTCTTCATCCAAATACCATCATTAGCATTATTTGGACCGAACAAAACGTACGCATAACCCAAAAGAGTTTGACACAACCTAGGAGTAACATAAATATTACAATATTCTCTTGTGTCCCATTTATGTTGTTTGGCTATCATAGTTGCCTGAGTCTGATATAAAGGAAAACAAACACTACCATCAACGTACGCGTCATGCCAAGCGTATTGACGTAGATCAACGTAGTTGGTATGTTCCAATGTGAATGATAGATTGGATCCAATAAAATCAACGTTCATCTGATCAATCGCACCTTGAACAACTTCAATGGGTAGTTCACTTCCTGCAAAACCTGGTGAATGACAAACATGAACCACACATCTAATATTTTTAGGGGTATTAACACTTTTAGATCTCATTCTAGATTCAGGTAAGGTGTTTTTGATTTCACCCATCGTCTGACATCCAAATGGGATTCTACGAGTTTGACCAAATGAAGTCAAAGATGATAACATCAAAATAAAGAGGGGAATAAGTCTGATCATAAGTTTTTCTTATAAAATATAATTAATTAATTCAATTTCAAGATTTAGGCAATTCCAATCTGATCTTTTCTAAGAATTCCCACAAGGATTGGTAGTCGTAACAGATAGAATTTCCATTTTCATCATTCGCAGTTAGATTTCCTCTTCCAAAGTCATTATCATAGATGAACCAATACCACCAATCACATCCTTCCACACCATAAACTTCTTTAATTAGGTCAGAGATAATATGATGATAAGGGTCGACGAAGTCGATTAGATCCACTTTTTTCCCACTCAGCTCGAAGATAACATCATGTTGTTCTTTAAGCCGTTCGTTAATTTTCATAAAAGTTTCGTATGTCATGGTTTTTAGTTTGATAAAGGTGCTTTAATGGTTGGGTGTGATTCATAGTTTTCGAGTTCATAAACCATACCTGTATAATCTTTCTCTATGTGTTGTAGTTTGAAGGTGGGTAGTGGATAAGGTTCTCTACTAATTTGTTCTTTAGCCTGTTCAATATGATTTGAATATAGGTGTGTGTCACCCAAATTTCCAATTAATTCATCAGGAATCATATTCATTTCATCTGCAATCATTGTCAGTAGTAATCCGTAACTAGCAATGTTGAATGGTAACCCTAAGAATGTATCTACTGAACGTTGATTCCACATTAAAGAGATTGCTCGTTGAGGTAGTGATTTTGGATAAAATGGAGTCCCCATATGTTTAAGTTCTAATGGAGTTCCGTTTATTTCTATATTCAAACCTGATTTAGTATACTGTTCCCATTTCTCTTCATTACTCAATTCTCTTGTATAAACTTGAAATCCATAATGACAAGGTGGAAGAACCATATTTGGTAAATCGTGCACAGCCCAAGCGTTTACAACCATACGCCTAGAATCAGGAGTTTCTTTTAATAACCTAATTAATTCAGATATTTGGTCAATTCCCTTATTACCGAACTCATTATTAAATTCCTTGTCCGTTTTCAATTTTTGTAGAAACTCTTCTTTTGTAAATGGAGTTCCATCTTCGTGTGTTTGTTTATTCCGCATAATTCCAGTTTTTAAATTTTTCACTTTTACTTTTTATTCTATCACTAACCATATCCCACTTAATACCTAATTGATTTGACGCTTGCCTAATACTTTCATACCATACACCATCAATAATACAAGCCCTTTTGTGAACTGACACATCACTTAGTTTTTTTCTAAACTCGGGCGAAGAGTTTCTTTTTATATTCGTCTCACTTATTTTTTTACGAGTTTCATCAGAAAGTTTCCTACCCGTCATTTTTTTACGAGTTTCATAAGAATGTTTCCAACCAGACTCTAATCTCTTTTTGTAAATTTTATTAATAACTTCTTGTGGTCGTTTTCTACCTTTAAGTGTTTCGCTTGTTTTTCTTTTATGTTCTTCACTTAATTTAACACCTTTTTTCTTTTCACTTATTAATTTTATTACTTCTATTTTAATAGATTCATAAACTCTAGAACTAGGAACGTATCTACTTTGTCTCTTACTTTTCATATTACACATAGCCCATAACGCAAATTTTAACTTATTGTTATCAGGATGAATTTGTACTAATAATCTATGACATATAAAATGTTCCCTAGCCGTTAAAGTAACTAAATTTTCTTTTTCATCACCACCACCCATACAACGTGGTATAATATGATGACTTTCAGTATAACAATCTAATACTCTATTCTTCGCTCTCTCCACTATTTGGTTGTATATTTTTTCGTAATTCATAGTATTTTTCCATTGTTTTTTTATTTATTTTTTCTTTGTTACGATGATAATACTCTTTAGCCCAAAGACGTTGTGCGTCAACCTTTTCTTGTTCTGTCTTGTATTTTTTTAATCGTCCCATCTATAATAAATATATAACTAAAAGAAAAAAACTAAAAGAATTATAATTATTTTTTTACTTTTTTCAAATAATCATCATAAAGTTCGTCCTCGGATTTACCATTCCAATTACGCCAACCAGCCCCGTACACAGGACCTAACTCACCCCACTTCTGAGCAAAATCATCATCGGTTTTAATTCGTTCAATAAACATCTCTTCATCCAAGTGTGGTTCCCATACTTGAACTTGACTGCTGTAATTCTTATAAACATCTCCATTCCAAATGTTACAACCATATGTCAAAAGGGATTTGATGTTAGTCTCACCTCTCAAAAACCACAACAACTCCGCAATTACACTTTTGAAATGAACTTTCTTGGTTGTAAGAAGTGGAAATCCTTCTGACATTTTGTGACGAATCTGTCTTCCGAATACTGAGATTGTCCCTCCATTCCTTGTTTTTTTTGTTACTCCATTATCAAGAATATCTTGAAGGAGTGCTTGGTATTGTTTGTCTAAATTATTCATCATCAAAAGTCGTTATATAGTTTTTGAATTCCGAAGGTATATCTGAATCGAAAAATACCCATCTCAAACCCATGAAGGGGTGAGTTATACCCTTTTGGAGTTGGGAATTCCATGATAGTGTATAATTTGATAAACGGAAGAAGGTAGAAACATTCTTCATCGATAGAGAAGGTTGATAGTGAGAGTGTCCAGTTCATATGTCGTAAGGTGTGTGACTAAAAATAATCTCATCAATGATGAGACAATTTTCATAAAGATTTTCTTCGATATATTTTACAAATTCGATCTTTGATGAAAATACCATCTCTTCTCCGTGATGAATCAAACAATAATAATTCACTTTATCCAAAACATCAATCTTGTTGATGATAAGATTGGTCACTCCATTGATATTCGATGCTACGATAAGATTGTCCAAATCCAACCAATTTACCTGTCGAGGTCTTCCTGTTGTTGCTCCGTATTCATTACCCACCTCTCGGATCTTTTGAAACAAATCAGACCCCCCTTCAAATTCTTTTGCTCCCACATAAGTAACATATGCTTTGCAGATTCCATAAATGTTCCGAACATACTTCGGGGAAACACCATTTAAACAAGCACTTCCCGCAGTGCAGTGTGAAGAGGTAACAAAGGGATAATCACCCCAATCAATATCCAATTCAAATCCTTGAGCACCTTCAAACAGGATATTTACCTTTTCCTTCTGAAATAAGATTTGATAAATGTCACATACATAAAATGGGAAGTTACTTTCCTCTTGAACCATGTGAACATATTTTCCAGCTCTTATCCCTTCTCTTTTATATTTGGAAGAATAGGCAGGTCCATTACCTGTCTTGGTAGTTCCGATTTTAACATCTTTAGAGTCTTCCTCCTTGTGTTGATCGGTAATAACATGAACTCGTTTGTCGATCATAAGATAATTTCGTACCTCAGGATTAATTTTTTCGAGTTGATCCAACTCTACCTCCAATTTTACAGGATCAACAACACACCCTGGTCCAATAATAGAAGGAATGTTATAAAGAACTCCGATTGGGACAAAATGGGTTACAACCTTTTGTCCATCATGGTAAACAGTATGTCCTGCATTACCACCACCATTATATCGAACTACATGGGTATAATTACCGCTTTTAGCTAAAGCATGGGCAACTTTCCCTTTACCAGTGTCTCCCGCTTGGAGATCAACAATTATATCAGCATATCCAATCATTTTACATTCAATTACCCATAATTATATTTAAAAAAAAGATATAAATCAAATGGCACATCCAATTATTCATTCAAAATCATCAGTTAAAAAGTTCGGAGGAAAAGAAGAGGATTATCTCAAGATCCACAATTGGTTTGATGAAACCAAAGCTTGGATTGGCCATTCCGATCACAGAGTATTTCGTCATCACTCAGAGGGTATTTTTGAATGTGAGAAAATATTCGGAGTGTCTTTTATAAACTCCGAGGGTAAAGAAGTTTTTACTCGATATGTGGGTGAACAACACGTGAGAGAGGATTGTAATAACTTAGTTCCTTCGGCCAAAGATTGGATCAACGCTTTTAAATCAGGTGATAAACCATTATGGATGACAAAAACTATGAAGTTAGAATTTGTAGATTAACCTATATTTATGAATATGGAAAAGAAATTAATAAAAATATTAGAAGTTTTGAGTGATTATGTTAAAGAACATAACAATTGTACTATCTTTGAGATAGATTTCGACGAATCGGGAAATCTTGTATTTTCTAAAGATATCGTTTATTGTTTGAATGGTGTAGGGGGTCATGTATCCACTCCAATACCTTTTAGTAGGGATATTGAGACATTTTTTGATGATTTACTAGGAAGTGAAGTAGGTACGGACTCCCCAAATGATTCAGAATATTCCTCTTACGAAATGATTGTAGATACTGTTTCAAGAAAAATAACTATTAATGGAATTTACCATGAAACTGAGGTTTCTGAATCATATTCAGAAGAAATTGATCTCGAGGGAGAAGAGAAAGAATTATTTTGGAATCAATTGTATTCCGAAATAGGTAGTAACCGAAGGACTTTTAATGTGGAAATAATTGGAGGTGGTGACAGTGGTTACTTTGAGTGTGCACTTCATAGTTTACCTAATGATGTTGAAGAAATTTTGTATGGAATTTTGGAAGATAAAGCACCGGGTTGGGAACTCAATGAGGGTTCAAGTGGTAAGTTCGTTATTAATCCTATTGAAAAAACAATCCAATTTAATTTGGATGTTTATGAAGAAGAACAACAATCAGAAGAAGAATATATGTATATTTACTGATTACTTCCCAATTACAAGATCATCATAGTTCAAAGTATCCATACCTTTTAATTCAGCATCGAATTCATCATAAAGGTACGCCTTAACAACTGAACTTACACTCTGTTCACACTGAGCTATTTTGCTCTCCATCCAATCTTCAAGTTGAGCGTTGTCATCCAACATCTCCCACATCTTATAAGCCATGGTAGCAATCACAAACAACTGTTGTTTAGCCATGTAACTCCCATCAGAATCTTCATTAATGGTTTTATTTTTTATATTCTCAACAATATAATCGAGTTGTTTTTGTGTGATTACGAACTTTGCCATGATAAAAAGGTTTGTTTATAAATATACTATAAATGAAAAAAGTGCCACATCTCTGTGACACTTCCAGGGCCGTTTTGGCACTCCACCTTGTTCCTACGCTTAGTGGCTTTTTTCCAACGCCGATTCAATCAATACCTTACCAGGTGTAATCATCTCAACGTGTGTGGTGATGATGGATCCCTTCAGAACCGTGAAAGGTACGTGAAGAAGAAAGTGGTTTCCATCATAGAATGTGAGGTCACGTTCGTTTGAAAGACATCCGTTTACAGACTTGAGGAACAACTTGAACTGAATGTCATCAGCGAAGTTCTCCTTTACAAGTTGTCCGAGAACAGGATGGAGGATCGAAATTGTCTTCTGAGTCATTGTTTCTTTGTTTGATACAAAGATACGAATTAAATCTCAGATTTCAAAACTTTTTCTTACCTCTTCCTTTCTTTTGACTAGCGTCGTAATACTCGTCTTCCCAAAATCCATCGGTGGGTTTTACCCCTTTCTTAGATTTTTTAACTTTCTTACCCTCACCCCACAAAAATGTGAGATCGTCGTCGTCATCAGTTAAATGGTTCATTTTTCAAAATGTTTTAACTACTAATAAATATATGTGATTTTTGTTTTTTGTCAATACGGCATAAAAAACCTCAACCAACTACGGTCAAGGTTAGGGGATTCAATAAGTTTACGCTGAGACTACACGTTTGAGTGATCCGTCTTTTGTTGGTGTACCCCATGACAGGTTGCCAACTTGTCCACCACGATTGCCCGTGGTATCGGATCAGTGTCGGTTACTATCGGTAACCACTCGTATCGTTGTAAACTACTCAACTGTTACTTTGTTTCTATTGAGTTTTCACTCACTAAAGGTTGGCCTTCCTACTAGAACTTTCACAATCGACTACAAAAGACTCGCGATCTTATTGTAGACTTCGTTAACCATCACGGCTCGAAGTGTTAGACACCTTTCGTTTACAACGCCGACAGGCTTTTGCTTATAATTTGTAAATTATTTAGCAAATGTGGATTTGGAAAGTAGTGCTGTCGGTGTGACTCCATATCTTTTGGACACGGAATACCACACTACTCTCTGTGAGTCTGCCACTCACGGCCTTTCAGGATATCGTCAGATTCTCTCTGCTTCGGATACCCATCAGACTGATGCTCAGCTCTCTTACAACTGGCAGGTTGTTTCGAACCGTCATCTTTACCTTTTCCTATTGGTGTCACCACCTCAATCCTGATATTCCACGGACTCAGGATAATAGAACCCCCTCAGCAGTTGCCCTTAGGGTTTCTATCGTAGGTAATTTGCTTGGTTGTCAGAACATCTCGTGTTCTGCGGTCATCTCATCAGATTGCTAAATCTGAATTCCGACCCTTTATTCCCGTCACCGGGGTTATCTAACGACGCCAAGCCGCCAACCGTTTAAACCATCAATAAAAGGTTTTAATCAAAGAACTTAAGTTTCAGGTGACAAAACTACAACTAAATTTTCATTTTGTCAAGTGAAATCCCCAATTTTTTTCTGTGATATATAAATATATCGTTTTTCAGAAAAAACCCTCACCTCGTTTGGTTTGGATTACAAATGTATGAACTTTTTTTCGATTTGTCAAGCGGTTACCTCAGCTAAATTCAAAGAATCGGAAATTACTTTGACAATCTTGTAGGGATCAGCATGTGATGCAGGTCTCCGATCTTCAACATAACCACCTTTCCAATTGTCCTTAGCGGTATTCAATGGAACTCGAATCGAGGCTCCACGATTAGAAATACCCCAACTGAATTTAGAGATATGTTGTGTTTCGTGTCGACCTGTCAAACGAAGATTATTATCTGATCCATAATTTTCAATATGAAGTTCATGTCGATCTTCAAATTGTTTGAAGATTCCTTCGAAGTATTCTTTTCCACCCACCTCTCTCATTTTGTGATTCGAGAAGTTACAATGTAGTCCCGATCCGTTCCAATCCCCTTGAACGGGTTTAGGGTGAAATTCAATCTGAAATCCATAGTTCTCAGACATTTGTTCGAGGATATATCGAGTAATCCAAAGATCATCTCCAGCTTTTTTCTTTCCCTCACTAAAAACCTGATATTCCCATTGTCCAAGCATAACCTCAGCGTTTGTTCCAGTAATTTCGATCCCTGCCAAGATACACATCTCCATATGTTCATCCACGAAGATTCGTCCATTAACCTGTCCGTTACCTACACCACAATAATATTTTCCTTGTGGTTCAGGGTATCCGTTGGTGGGGAACCCCAAAGGTCGTCCATCCTTTACAAGGGTATATTCTTGTTCGAATCCGAACCAAAGATCTTCTTGTTCCTCGCCAATCAACGATCGGGTGTTTGTGGGGTGTGGAGTACCATCGGGGAGATAAACTTCACACAAGACAAAATAAGAGGGTATCACACCTCTATTCAAAGGGTTTAGATACAGACGAACAGGTTTCAATACACAATCAGAGAAACTACCCTCCGCTTGATGTGTTGAAGATCCATCGAATGACCACTCGGGACAAGTCTCCAATGTGACAAACTCTACTTTTTTTCCTGCAGTTTGGTGAGACGGAGAGTCAATTACCTTAACTTTACTTCTGAGGTTAGGTTCGGGTTCATAACCATCTAACCAAATGTATTCTAATTTTACTTTCATGATGTTTTAAAGATGACTAATTATATGTTTTAATTTTATTTATGTCAAATTAATTAAAGAAAAAACCCCTCGTTAAGTGAGGGGTTGTTATATTACCAACTTGGTTCGAACCGATATACGTCTTGTGCGTATTGATTAATCATTGGTCGACCTGTATTGTAAGCACCAAAGGCGATCTCCCAACTTCCATATTTTTGTTTCAACACCTTCAAAAGTTTCATAGATGTTTCAACATTATATTCAATATCAGTTTTGAGTTTTTCATTCGAAACTTTAACTCCATTAATGTGAGTGGCTGTGGAAGGCATAATCTGCATGGGACCTAAAGCCCCCGCTGAACTCACAAGACGATGATTATATCTCCAATGAAAAGGTCCCCTGTATCCAGTTTCTTTGTATGCAATTCCATATGCGTATTTTCTAGGTATGTTGTATTCTTTGGAATATTTTTCTATATAATAATACATCTGAATACAGGGGGGTTCGTGATTCAGTAAAATTGATGCCGACTCGACTTTTGTTTCTCCTTCGATTGATTTGATCTTTTGATGATCAAATATGGTCGCCGCAATTAACATTACAATTGAGACGGTTATAAATTTTACTTTTTCCATTTTGTTACTTTGGTTGAGTATTATAGATTCGTGAGGCGTACATTTTGAAAATGGTTACCCCCACCGAGTCACTCAAGACTTGGTATTCACCTGAATCCTTATCTATAATAAATATACGGTTTTTATCGTCAATCGCTATTGAGACATCAGTTGAGGAGGTTGGTTCATCTTTTTCTTCCTCTGGGAAGTATTCTGTGTACATTTTTCCAATATAAAAACCAGTCCCCAATACAATCAAAAGAAAGGCGTAATTAATTATCTTTTTGGTAAATTCCCACAGTTTATTCAAGTTTTCCTTATTCATAATCAATCAATTAATGTTCCATCCTCAAGTGCGTGCAGTTTGTCTTTTGCGTTTGCGTAGTCCTCAACAAGTTTATCCATCTCATCCAAGATTTGTGGGTGTTCTCCAATACCTGCAGGTCGATCGAGATATACCTGAAGTGTGGCCGAAGCCAATTCCATATCCGCCCTGTATTTCATCCTCAGAGCTTCTACGAGTCTTCTTTTTACTTCCATTTTTTTTGGTTTAAAAGTTTATTTTATTCATTCAACATCAACGAGTTCAATCGAGAAATTAAGTTCTTTACCCGCAAGTGGATGATTAAAATCCAAAACATAAGAATCGTCTTGTTCTTCAACAATCAAAGCTTGAATTGGGTGACCCATCTGATTTTGTCCTTGAACCATAGATCCTACTTTTCCATCAAAGTTGGGTGGGAAGTTGGTTTTGGGAACACTCTGAATCGCTTCCTCACGAGATTCTCCATATGCTTCGTTAGCGGAAATTGTAACTTGTTTGGTGTCACCCTTTTCCATACCAAGAAGGGCGTTATCGAAACCTTGAATCATCTGACCACTTCCAACTTCGAAATTCAAAGTTTCATTTCTTTCATATGAACTATCGAACTCAAGTCCATTTTCTGTTAAAGTCCCGCGATAGTGAACTTTTACCTTGTCTCCTTTTACTACTGCCATTTTTTTAAATTTGTTTAATTATTTGTTTTAATTTTTCGGGTATTGGAGTTGGCAAATTATCTATTGGAAAATATCCACATTCAATATGTTCAAATCCATCTCGAGCTTTTTCTAAAGATACAGAAATTTTTTCATCAAAGTCAACCAAGAAAACATCCATCTTGTGATTCGACTTTTTCTCAATAGATGTACCGATATAAAGTAATGGTACATTTATGGAGATATTTGTTTCTTCGTAAAATTCTCTTATTGCCGCACTTTGACTAGATTCATTTTGTTCGATACCTCCACCAGGTATTGACCAAAACCCTGGTAGGGTCTTACAATCCATACTTCGTTTACAAAGTAGAACTTCATTTTTAACCCTTATAAGTATTCCTGCCGATCTTCTCATCTTTAAAATGATTGATGTATTCGTAAATTTAGTAAGAAATACCCGTTAAATCAAGTCTTGGGTTTTTTCAACACAACTATCGGTATATTTATCAATATGATTACAAATGTAAAATTGAAAGATAAAGTATTAACGTCTAAAGTTTGTGCAACCCCACAACAGATTGAAGAAGGAATGATGGGTAAAACTTTTTCGGACTTTCAATCGATGGTCTTTCTAATGAATAAACTATCTCATTCTTTTTGGATGAAGGATTGTGTAATACCTTTGGATATTCTTTTTATTAAGAATAATGTAGTGAATAAAATCCACAGAGATTGTCCACCATGTTCAGGTGAAGATTGTGAAAGTTACTCAGGTATCGGAAATATAGTTTTGGAACTACCAGGTGGTTATTGTGAAGAGAACTCTATCAAAGAGGGTGACCCTTTCGTATTACTCAACACCTGAGTCTTCTTTACTTTTAATATATTCCTTAAGTTTTTCGAACATCTGTTCCTGAAAATACTTAACTCCTTGTATGTATTTTGTCGGAGGAGCACCCGCAGGTTTTCTGTAATCACCTTGAGGTGGTCTTTTGGATCTTCTCAGATAATTAAGACCTGAGATGTTGGTGATACATTTATGTCCACCTGAATTTTCGATTACTAAGTCATAGAACGGTATCGCAAATGAATCTAAAATCATCAACTCTTCTTCAGTTAGTTCCTTAAATTTCTTATCCATGATATCATCCAAACGTGAGATATATTCTTCATTACCCGCTTGAACTTTGTCCATGTAAAAAGCCTTGAGATCTGTAGAAGTAAAACCAACACTTGATTCATTAGCTGAAGTTTCAGAAATCCACTTCAAGGTTGAGAGTGGTACCATTTCTTTTTTCATCCAATCCATATTCTCAGATAAGATCTCGTCTTTAATCTTTCCTAAATCCACACCTTTAAGAGCTCTATCTTCTTTGAATGGATTACAACTTGCTTGAACTAATCCAAGAGGCCATGCGATTACTAAGAAATCAGCTTCGGGGTAGTTTTCAAAAGGTGTATATCGATCGTATGAACCTGGTTTAAACATCGATCCTCCACCATATTGTTTGATAATACCATCCTCATAAACTACATCTTTCGAATCTTTTTGAGATTGAACATATAACTCTTGGTTTTTCTGCATCTCTTCAGGACTAGCGAAGTTTCTATTTTTGGCAATATTTTTAATACTTTGATAGATATTCAAAAGTGAAGGACTTGCATTCATAACCAACTCTTCCATAAACCCAGGCTTGTTTTTGTAAGCCAAAATAAGTTTGTTAACAATTAAACCCAACGCCATCTTATTCTTTTCCAACTTACCTTCTTTATCCAAAGTGAGAATATAATTCATTACATCTTTGGGTTTAATACCAAAAGTTTTAAAGTTAGCCGAGTCAACGGTAGAGATAAGTTTGATATCGTCAGAGGTGAATATATCTTTTGGAGATACGACCTGAGATATTGTTTCAACATTTGATCTTGCCGATCTGAAAGATTTAGATTTGGTATCTTCAGCACCCGCTTGTCTGTCGTGGTGGTCAGTATGTATGGTGAACATGGGTTTACCATGTGCAAAGTCCACAAGAACAGGCATCGTATCACCTTCAGCGTCCAACTTTTTAATTGCAAATTCTTTATCACCATATTGAATGATCTCAGTATCAACAACATCAATACCATTTGATTTTAGATATTCCCTCATTGCAAGAGCGGTGGTGACACCATCTAAATCTTGGTGAAAATATATTTTAGCCTTTGGGTATCTTTTAGCTAACGCTTTAATATCTCGAATACCACCTTCTTTGATTAACTTTTTCATTTACACAAACCTGATTTACAGAAAAATTTATTTACGTTATCATTTCTTCTTGAGGAGTTACCCCAATTACCATTTTTTATATTGTTAGCAGCTTGTTTGTAATTTTCATTTTCTAAACTAGTTGCAACATTGGATCTTCTGAATCCAGTACATCCATTAACATAGATCATATCCATAAGAGACAACACAATGTTTCTATCCAAAACTTTTATATTATTATCTCTTTTCCAACTCTCAATACAACGTTTACATTCAGTGTTCAAATGATTTTTTAACAAATCACTTGCAACTTTTTCAGTAATTTTATTACCGATTTTAGCATGTTTTGGATCGGTAGTTCCATATCCAATGGTTAAAGTTCCTTTTTTACTCTTGTCTTCATTGGCGGGAACAGGTGGATATCTACCATCATAATATGCAAAAGGCACAAACTCTTCATATTTTTTCATATGATCAACCAAAGGATTAAGAAGAGGTGTGATATAAGCCGATGATGATGGTGTGGAAACAGGTTGGGATTTTTCTTCAGGTTCGTCAGGACTGAAGTAATCCCCAATCATGTCGAACCAATTGGTTAACCAATTTTGTTCTTGGATACCATAAAGTTCTTTGATTCTTTGTTTTTCAGACTCATTGAGTTGAAATTTCATGTCCTTATCCTATTAAGTTTAATTAAGTACCTTGGTCTATCGGTGCAAAAACATTTATTGTTTTTCCCCTTGCAGTTGCTACTAATCCAATACCCTTAGGGTGTCTAAAATATAGACTACGATCCACAGGTGCTTTGATGATATCATTTATAGTGAATTGTTTACCTTTTAAATTTGTTTCACCAGCAACACTTACACCATCATCAGCAACATCTATGGTATATTTTACATTATCTTGTATGAATCTTTTAGCAGTATAATCTATGTCTGCGTTTTTTAGTGTCGATTGTGGAGTGTAATCCTCCTCTTTGAGATAATGTCTTTTGGTTGCTTCTAAATGTAATTTTAAAATTCTTTCCTGTTCTGCAGGATCTGTGGTAATTCTAGCCATATGATTATATTTTATTGATAAATACAATCAAAATGAAAAAACCCCTCATTAAGAGGGGTTAATTTTGTTCTTGAAATAATTCGAATAATTTATCAACTCTTTCTTGTTCTACATCTGGTTTCAGTGTAAGAAGATCGAGGTCTTCAATTCGGTTTGGAATCTTGAGTCCGTTGAAGTCAAAAACTTGTTTCGAATATTTTCCGTTAATTACTCCGTTAATTACTTTTCTTGTAATATCGATCGGATATCTCTTAAGATTCTCGTCGAACCCAGTATTAACTAACCATACATTACAACCTGACTCTTGAACCTTCTTCTTAAAAAGATTCACATAATCATCTACTTTTCTTGGAAGGAAGGGTGACCCAAAACAGGTGGAGAAAACAACGGTAGGTTCTGTAACCCCAACTTCTGTTCCTGCCACTTTTGAAGTATATCCCATCTTAAAGAAACGAGCAGCATCCTCGACATCAAGTTTTGAGATCGGAGGTAACACACCAAAAGCATCGAAGGAAAGAAAGAATATATTTTCAACCTTCTTTCCTTGACCGACCTGTTCAACCATATATTGTTCCGGTAATTGGTCTAACGGATAAGAGGCTCTAATATTTTCTGTAATTGAAGAATTAGAAAAGTCGGGTTTGCCATTTTCATCAACAACAATATTTTCCATCAATGTGGTATTGATGTTGGTATATCTCGATTCAGAATGGATAGCTTCCCAAATAATTGGTTCGTTTTCTTCTTTCAGATTGATTAACTTTGCATAACATCCTCCTTCGAAATTGAAGACCTCGTCGTCAACCCAACCATGTTCATCGTCCCCAATGAAGAATTTATCAGGATCTGAAGAAAGGGTTGTCTTACCAGTTCCTGACAATCCAAAGAATAGATTCACACCTTTTCCTTTCTTTGTATTTGCGTTTGCGGAACAATGCATGGGGAGAACACCTTCGTCAATCAAGATGGTATTTAGAACTGTAAAAATACTTTTCTTAATCTCACCCGTATAACTTGTTCCCCCGATCAAAATGGTTTTGTCTTCAAAATCGATGATTACAAAATTATTATTTTTAATGTCTTCATAAAATGGAGCAACAAAGTCAGGAGCGTGAAGTATTTTCCAATTTGTATAGAACTCATTCGGTTTTCGTGAATATTCAACCGAATTATTTGTCATGTTATTGAAAAACAAGTTTGCCCAAGCGTAAGTAGTATTGAGTTCGAATAAGGAAACATACTTCTCGTTATGGCAAAGAGCCCTTGAACTTCTATAAAATATTGGTGCGTTTTGTAGATGATCTTCAATCATCGTTCTCAAGGATTGATATGTTTTCCTTGAGACAATTTGATTAATTTCCCTTGTGATATCTACCACCTTTTTTACATATTCACCTTCACAGAAATATCTGTCTTTGGGGGATCGTCCTGTAAATTTACCAGTCGGAAAATGTAAAATTCCGTCTTTGGTTTGTTCCACACCTTCGGATAGAGCGTGTTGATACAGGTCTTCCGAAAAACAATTATATCGTTTAATCATATGTCTAAAAATCTTCCTGATTTTATTTCGTCACAAAAGAGATTCAGACTTGAGTCCCTTTCGATTTGGTATTCTTTGATTCTTTTTCTTGCAACTTCGCAATACTTTTCACTGATGTCACATCCGATCCACTTTCTTCCGAGTTTTTCTGCGGCCAAACATGTGGTTCCCGAGCCATTGAAGGGATCAAAGATGATGTCTTCCTTATATGAAAGAATCTTAATTGCCTTCCACGGAATATCCAAAGAGAAAGTGGCCTTGGTTAGAGATCGGGTGTCAGCAAAATAGTTCCACTGACCATAGACAAGTTCAATGAAGTCCCTCTTGTCTTTTTCATCATAGACCTTTTTTTCTCTTGAGGTTCCCGTCTTGGGATCTTCCACCATCTGATTTTGAAAGTCCCATTGTGGTGTTCCCTTAACAATCTTCTTATGTTTGGATTTATAGGCAAGGATTACACATTCCTTCGGGTTATAGATATAAGGTGAAGAAGGACTCATCCAAGATCCCCATGCGGTTGTCTTTGAACGATGGGGTGAAGATTCCTCCAAATCCACAACACCGAAGAAACCAAACCCAATTTCTTTCATGATTTGCCACATCTCCGAAACAAAGAAAATCCTTCCACCTTTACCTTGTCGGTTGATCTCATACGGGATATTGAGAGCAATTCTTCCATCTTCTTTGAGAATACGAAAAGCTTCGATCAACCATTCCCTTGAAAAATCTTTGTATTCTTCAAATTCTTTATCATCATCCCAACTATCATAGTCAATACCAACACCATAAGGGGGACTGGTCACAATCAAGTCGATCGAATTTTCATTCATCTTGTCTCTCATAAATTCAATCGAATTAGAGCAGATTATTTTATTTAGATATTCAGTCATGTTCTCAATAATAAGTTAAGTTTAATAAAAACTCAAACCTTCGACCTCATCTTGTTGATTAACTTTGTCCTTCGTTCTTTTTTCTTATCCGATCCTCCAATACCCATCAGATAAACACCCTCCTCCATTTCATCCAAAGAATAGAATTTGTTTAGAAATTTGAAGATGGGTTTCTCGTAAAGGGAGGGAAAGAAAAGAGAAAAAAACAAGAAGAAAAGAGCAAAAACCCCAATCCAATGTCCGTCGGGGATGACTTCAATAATACAATAGATCAAAAATATATTCACAAAAAACCAAGAGAAAAGTTTCAGAAGTCTATAAGCAGCACCAAAACCAAATCCTCTCGTTACAACATTCTTTGACCAAATACTCCTCCAAATATCCAAAGGAGCCAGTAAGTAATCCGAAATAAAAATAATTATCATTCCGAACAAAAAAAATAGAAAAAGGGCAGTTCCGACTCCCATTTTATTTGTCTTTTAGTCCAACTTGCAAGATCTCAAGAAGGTTTTTAATGTCTTGAATATCTTTATATTGAAAATCAAGATAGTCAAAAATTTCGACATACCAACCATCTTCACCTGCTTCGTCACTGGTGTTGGTAATCAGAGTGAAATCTCCGAGTTCGTAAATGTAATAAAAGAAGGGGGAGGACTCATCTGGTGAGTCCTCTCTTTGAAACCCCAAATCGATCAGATCTTTTTCGGTCATTTTATTGAATATTTTCTGTATATGTAATAGGTTCAGCAAACTCAGATTCAACTGATTCATATCCATCTGAGATACATGTGTTTTGAAAATTTCCGATTTCGTCGTAGAATTTCATCAAAACATCATCTTCACCATCTTCATCATCTTCGTCAGGATATTCGAAATATTCTTCATCACTGTATGTAGATCCTTTATGTACCAACATACCACCAACACTTTCATAACTCTCATCTTCGAATCTATTTTCAACCGCAACCTCAGGATCTAATTCAACCAAAAGATTGTAAAGATGAATTGTAAAGTTCGTTGCTTTATTCCAAGCGGAGGTGACTTTGATTTCGTTTTTTTCAATCACATGTTCGAAATGAGCCCACTCTGAACCCAAGTTCTCTTCTGTCCATTCATAAACTATATCACCATCTTCACTGATGTTAGGATTCTTGTAGAACACCTTCACAAACCCTACATCGTCCCTATAGTCCAACTCTTTCAATGATTCAACATATTGATCGAACCTTTCTTGAACTTTCTCATTCCCAATTACACGAATGTTGTTAGTTACGTTGTTTGCCATTTTTTTTATTTTTTTGATTCAGTAAAAGTAATAAATAAAAAATTGTTCCACAAATTTATTTGTGTTTTTTTAATTCATGTAAGTACTCTTCAGGATTGAAATCTATGATATCAGAATTGAGTCCTTCTTCAATTTTTTGTCTCAAAATTTCATTTTTTTCTTCCTCCTCATAGTCAAGAATATCTTTATCCAAACAATTTAATATCATTTGCAAATATTCCTTAATTTCTTCGACACTCTCACCTGCAACACTGACAGGATGCATCGTATATCCATCTACCTTTCCTTCGGAATCATAATAAACTTCATGTACCCCATAATATGTACCGTATTTTGTGGTACGCCTCATCACCCTGTGATTCCAAGTGTGACCCCCACATGAATTTTTATCAACCATTTTGATTTAGATTTTTTATTTATAAATTTTGATAACTTATTTTAACAGTCGGAACTCCAATTTCGATGACATCGTCCAACCATTTTTCCGAAGCATATCCTTTTTTTACATTTATTGACACACCACTTTTGAGAACATCCTCCACCTCGGATTGCTGCAAAACGTTGCTGCCGTCTGTTGTTGACACACCTCTTTTGAGAGCATCCTCCACCACGATTTCCTTTATTCGCTCCTGCTGGGACGTTGTTGACACACCTCTTTTGAGAGCATCCTCCACCCACAACTTCACAATTTCTTCAAATTCAATATCATTGATGGGAAATAATTCCAAAAAATCATTTCTAATGTAATGGAAATACCAAAGATGACCTGACTTAGTCAACTCAAACGCCCATTCTTTGGTATTTGGATTAATGAGCCAAATTGATCCTGATGTGTATTTGAATCGTTGTTCGGGTGTATCGAAATACCAAACATAGTATTGGAGTTCCAAATCAAACCACTCACGAGCTGATTCATATAACCTACTATTTTCCATGAGAGTTTTATGGGGTATAAAACAACAACAGAATCGTTATTTTGGATATGTTTATCTATATAGATTACCACTGTTCAGAACAAGGTCGTTCTTGACGGAAGAAAATATTACCGCTTCGACCATGAGCAGATTCAATAACCCTAACACCTCGTTTTTGAGAGAGTCGATGATCTGATACATCATAAGCACGACGGATATGGTTACCACCTTGCATGGAAGATCGACTGGTGTAACAAGAGCTCATAAGAACCATAACTGCAGCCAACACGAGAAAGTTTTTCATTTTTTGTATTTTTGACAAATTTACGGCAAAAATATCCAAATTCCAAATTATTGATCCAAATTTAATGAAATTTCTTCGGAAAGTTCAGGAATCATTTCCAAAGCCTTTTTCATCATCTCAAATTTTTGACGCTTGTTACCCCACGTACAGACGTAATACCCGTTAACTTGTTTGATTGCGGATTTATAATTGTTCAAGTATACATCTGGAAAATCCTCCATATTTTTACAAATCCAAATATTATCTTGAACCACTCGATCAAATCCAACTTTTTCAACCATACGTTCGGCCAAATAGGTTACAAAGTCATAATCGTAGTTGAAGTTCTTTTTCTCTCCTCGGTCAACCATATTGATTTCACCGAAACCATTTCCTCCACCCAACGGTTTACCAGTACTTTTGACTTTGAACTGTGACAAACCATTCGTACCGCTGTTACCACGAACACCTTTGACCTTCTTTACAATACCGTTATTATAAAGTTTATTAGGAGTGTCGAAGGTCTGACCATCGAAAATAAGAAGACCATCGGCAGTCAACGTGACTTCATAATCCTCACCCATATAGGTACGAATCAAGACCGTCTCTCCCATCTCTTTAGCAAGATCTACCAACCTCTGATCTGAAGATTGAGGAACCTCATCCTTTACCTCAGATACATACAACACCCCTCCGTAGATCTCCATAAAGTTAGTAAAGTCCTCAACCAAAGTTTCGTCGGAATCTTCAAACCATTCACCATTGGTGTTACGACTATTCAAGATTGCGTGAAGAAGACTCTCAACACGAAACATATCGTCAACGAGATAGGATTTGATGTGACGATAAAGGTAGGGAGATTTGGTTCTTGACCATGAACTCTCCCTCGACGGCGGATCGATTGTATAACCGATTTTCTTATCGTTGGGTAGGATGGGTCGACCCGCCGAGTCATAATGTTCACCAATATATACGTACCCTTCAGTTGACTTCTTTTCCATAATCATAAAAATATATTTTATTGTGAAATACGTTGGATGGTCTTTTTCATCTCTTTGTATTTCTTTTCCTTATTTTTGGCTCGGTAAACTTCCAAACCAAGATATTCATCTTCGTTTTCCATAACACACTCGTCGTGAGAGGTGAGGTAATAATCGATGAGGAATTGAGCCTCGTCCAATGAATAAACCAAACCACGACGATTCAACAAGTCCTGAGCCACGTTGAATTTGCGTTCAACGATATCAGTTTGGCTCAAACCTTCACAAGACTCTTGAATGATACGTTTAAAGGTTGACTTCTGAATCTTCAGGTCGTTGGTGAGGTGAACTGTTTTCATCGAGGTGGTTGGTTTAATGATTAACTCCCACAAAGATACATCTTTTTATCAGACTACCAAAAAAAAAATCAGTATTTTTTTGATTACCTAAACCGATGTTAATAAATTCACAATCATGTAACCCCAATGAACAATAAATGTAATAAAAGTTTTATCTCAAAACAAAACTGTTTGTCCATTCTTACCAACTTTAGTAATTATAGGTTCAAAAGAATAATCGTAAGTTAAAGCATCATGACATACGATATTCGTCTCTAATATATCTAATATTTTCCTTATTGGATTTGGTCCTGCCAATCTTTTTCTACATTCCTTTACGTTATCTTCCATAAGTTCAACACCATATGTTGTTTTAAGTGCTTGTTCCAACGAACAACCACTTCTTTCCATCTTTCTGATGACAACCTCAGATAAGAACTGACCATCACCACAAGAATTATCTAAGAAGGTTTTATTAGGATCTAAGAATAGTGTTGGGTCTTGTTCTTCAAGTTTATCTAACATCTCTTGAACCAGTTCTGTTGGCGTGAAAACTTCTGCAGTTTGTTTTATGCGAAGTTTGTCACGATCAACACCTGACATATATTCTCTGTCCCTTACATATACAACATAGTTACACAACATGAGATTCAATCATTTCAATTTCGTTTTTAGTTAACCCAAACATGTCATAAATTTCAATATCAGTCATAGTTGATGATAAATCTATTTTAGGTAATTGTTTTAAAATTGTTACTTCATTATAACCATTCCATTTATA